CCCGATTCGATTCCACAGGCTGTGCTTGTTCTAGCGGAGTATCAGTATAAAGCAGCATTCGCTGCTGACCACGAGATCAACCTGACTGCTTGCCTGATTTCCTTGGCTGCTGACTGCACCTTCAAATCATAAATAGATGTAGTTCTACGGCGCAAGCCAAGGAGGCACAGATGGTTGTAAAGAGCCTCAACGATCTCTCCATCACGATCCACGAGATCGGAAAAAGGTATGACATCAAGAACTTCGTGACCGAGTTCAAGTCATCTGTAAGAGAAATCAACAACCAAGCATGGGAAGAGATTGATACCATTCGTCCGACTGATGTGGGCGAGGGTACTCCTCTTGAAAAGATCATGCTGCTGTCGAACATCTTGAGTGACGAGGACTTGCAAAAGGTCATCAAGGTCTCCGAGAAACTCAATACCAAATATCACTATGACATCTTCAGCAAGGAATGTGAAAACATTCGTAAGGCATTCCTCGAAGATCGCAATGAATATTTCTCTGTCAAGGCAATCAAGGGAAGCAAGCAAAGCGATATCGGTGGGTTGAACTCATATGTTGAACTCACGGGCATGTCCGACCTGATGCTTGGCTCGTGGATCTGCAAGATCCTCGAACGCATCTACCCATACGCCCTCGACATCGAATACGAAGACCTTAACGGACGGATCGTGAAGACCGAGATCTCACACCGTCAGCCCGTTGTCACCGAGAACTATGTTGACTGCCCTCTCATCTCTCGTTACCATGGCAGCAACGGCTACGACCAGTTCCTGTTGAACTCGTTCTACGACCGCAAGAAGAGCAAGTGGGTGTACATCCCTATCCGCTTGATCGTGAACCTCTCTTCTCCCGATGGGATCAAACTTGACGATCTAGACCTACCTGATGAGTAAGCGACTTTCACCATTCGACTTCGCCAAGAGCATCAACGAGAAGACCGAACACCTGATGAAGGTGCAGCCCGAGACCGAGAAGGACTACATGCCCTTCATGGTCAATCGTGCCCTGTCTTTCAGCCCTGATGCCGTCCTGTATGCCAACGCCATGAACACGAATTGGATCGTGGACAAGCGGATGCAGTATGACTTCCTGTTCGGCTCCGTCCGCCGCCGCAAGCGGTTCGACAAGTGGCTGAAGAAGGATGACATCGATGAACTCACCATCAAGGTCATCATGGAGTACTACCAAGTCGGGCACAAGCGGGCGATAGAGTATCTTTCGATGATGACCGAGGAGCAGAAGCAGACCCTGCGGAGTGGCTACGGCGGATCATAAATCGCTAAATATCTCCTAGTATGATTGACAGGAGATATCATGTCTTTGATTGACACATTCGTTGAGGTGACCCTCGCTGACCCGCAAGACTTCTTGAAAGTACGGGAGACGCTGACCCGTATCGGGGTCTCGTCCAAGACCGAGAACAAGTTGTACCAATCCTGTCACATCCTCCACAAGCGGGGCAAGTATTACATCGTCCACTTCAAGGAACTCTTCGCTCTCGATGGGCTGTCCTCGACATTCCCTGACGCAGACAAGGGACGGCGTAATACAATCGCAAACCTCCTTGAGGAGTGGGGCTTGGTAAAGATCGTGAACAAGGAGATCTCGAAGGATCCTGTGTGCCCGATCTCTCACATGAAGATCCTGCCTCACTCACAAAAGAAGGATTGGGAACTGATCCCCAAATACACTATCGGATCTCGCCAAAAGCCTCTTGACAGCGGCGAAGACCTGAAGTAAACTAGACCCAACAAGCGAGGTTTATATTATGATGACCGACACGGTCGCTGTGGGTATCCACAAACTACATCCCGATGCGTTCGATCCCGTCTACGCCACCGAAGGCTCTGCCTGTTTCGACATTCGGGCGTGTTTCCCCAACGGGAAGTGCCTAGTCACTTCCTATGCCCCCCACGGCAAGGCTAGCAGCCTCTTGGCAGCAGCGGAGCATGGGGAACCCAACCACATCCTAGTTCCGCCCCAAGAGCGTGTGATGGTTCCTACGCAACTGGTGTTCGACATCCCCGAGGGATGGTCGATGCGTCTCCACATGCGTTCGGGTCTCGCCATCAAGGGCGGTCTCGTCCTGTCCAACTCCGAGGGCATCGTTGACTCCGACTACACCGATCAACTCATGGTTCTCATAACCAATACGAGTTCGATCTCCGTCCGCATCAACCACGGTGACCGCATCTGTCAGGGAGAACTCGTTCCCGTTTATCGGACGCAGTTCCACCATTGCGCCAAGCCCGAACCGAAGGCTAACCGCACAGGCGGCTTTGGCTCGACAGGCAAGTCCTAATAACATGATCTTCTCGAAACTCTCAAGTGACCCCATCCAAAACGCCGATGAAAGGAATGTGCCGATGACTCGTGATGAACTGCTGAAGTGCCACAAGACCCTGTGTGAGTCTGCTTATGAACTCATGAAGCGCAAGAACGCCGACTATGCAGGACGGCATGGCACCGAGCCGTTTGCGAACTTCACCCGCTGCGAGGCGATGGGTATCTGCTCCACCGAGGCGGGTATGCTCGTTCGGTTGACCGACAAGATGAGCCGCCTGTCCTCCTTCGTTGAGGCGGGTGCGTTTCAGGTCAAGGACGAGAGTCTTGAGGACACTTGCGTGGACATCATCAACTACGCAATCCTCTTTCACTCGTTCGTGCAGAGCAAGAAGACTGCTTCCTCCAACAAGAAGGGGTAACCATGAACCGTATGACTTCCCTCGTGTGCGTGGGCGTGTGTGCGCTCGTGTGCGCCCGTGCGTGGGCGGGTGCGCCCGCTCGTGCGGATGCCCGCTTGCTCGATGCGCTGCGTCAGGTGGAGTCTCACGGCAACGACCGTGCAGTCGGTGACAACGGCAAGGCGATTGGTCCGTATCAGATCTGGTACTCGTATTGGAAGGATGCCGTGGAGTTCGACAAGACTCTTGGTGGCTCCTACGAGGACTGCTACAAGCCCGACTACGCACGGCGGGTGGTCATTGCCTACCTGTCACACTACGCACCGAAGAATGCGTCCTACGAGCAACTCGCTCGAATCCACAATGGTGGTCCCAAGGGCGACAAGAACAACAAGACTGTGAAGTACTGGAACAAGATCAAGAAGGAGATGAGCAAGTGAGCAAGCCATTCGGATACTCGTATTACCTCGACATGTACAACTGTCGCATCGGTGCAGCCGATGACTTGGAACTGCACTACCGCTTTCTTGAGCGGGTCGTAGACAAGATCGGCATGACCCGCATGAGTCAGCCTGTGGTCATGCACGGTCCCACGCAGCAGGGCAAGGAACTGTACCCCGACAAGGCGGGCGTGAGTGGTTGGGTTCCTCTCATCGAGAGCGGCATTCAGATTCACTCGATGGAGCCGAAGCGTTTCATCACGCTCGATGTCTACTCGTGCAACAAGTTTGACAAGAACATCATTCTCGAATACGCTCGGGAATGCTTTGGCTTTGAGCAGCATGAGGAGAACTTCTTCGTGCGTGGCACAGGGTACGGCGACATCCAATGAACACACACCGCATCATCCTTGGCGACTGCATCGAGGGCATGAAAACTCTGCCTGACGAATGCATCAACACCTGTATCACCTCGCCCCCGTACTTCGGGCTGCGTGACTACGGAACCGCAAGTTGGAAGGGCGGCGATCCGAATTGCGATCATGTTGCCGATCCGACCAAGACGAAGAAGTTCGGCAATCCTGCGTTCAACGAGAATCGTCCGAGCCGTGAACTCACAAAGGTCGAGGGCTACTACTACAAGGATGTCTGTGGTAAGTGCGGTGCAACCTGTGAGGACTCACAGATCGGTCAGGAGGATACCGTTGAGGGTTATGTCGAGAAGATGGTTGAGGTGTTCCGTGAGGTACGCCGTATCCTGCGTGATGACGGTACGCTGTGGCTCAACCTTGGTGACTCGTACATGAGCGCAAAGAACTGCGCCCCGCCGCCACAGACTGTTGGTGGTCAGCGTGGTATGCCTTCCGATTTCATTCCTGCCAACCGCAAGTCACAGACAGGTCTCAAGCAGAAGGACTTGATCGGCATTCCGTGGCGTGTAGCGTTTGCGCTGCAAGCAGACGGGTGGTATCTGCGTCAGGATATCATTTGGAACAAACCAAACCCAATGCCCGAGAGCGTTGAGGATCGCTGCACCAAGGCGCACGAGTACATCTTCCTGCTGTCCAAGAAGCAGAGGTATTACTATGACTTCGAGGCAGTCAAGGAACCCGCTCGTAACTGGGGAACCCGTGACCGCTCCGAGATGCGTAACGGGACTACCGATCCCAAACTGAAGCACCACGGGCTACAGGGCAAGGAGTGGGAAGAGAATCCCATGAAGAACAAGCGGTCGGTGTGGACGGTGAACGCCAAGGGCTACAAGGGCGCACACTTCGCTGTGTACCCCGAGGAACTCATCAAGCCCTGTGTCCTCGCAGGATGCCCCGCAGGAGGTACGGTGTTTGATCCGTTCACGGGCAGCGGCACGACTGCCGTGGTTGCCATGAAGAACGGTCGCAACTACATCGGCACCGAACTGAACCCCGAGTATGTGAAGATCGCAGAGGATCGGATCGCAGAAGAGATCAAGCCGAGCCTCGTTGATGTCATGGAGTAATGATGGAATTGGATAAGATCCATCTAGGCGACTGCTTGGAAGTCATGAAGACTTTCCCCGATGACTCGGTGGATTTGATTGTCACTTCTCCCCCATACAACAACTGGCGCAACAGAAGAACACAGGCAAACCGAAGTTCGTATTGGAAGCGCACCAACATCGTGTATGAGAATCACAACGACAAGCAGTCGGATGATGAGTATGAACAGGGACAGATCGATGTCCTGAATGAGATGCTTCGTGTTCTAAAGCCAACGGGAACGATCTGTTACAATCACAAAGATCGCATCTTCAACTTCGAGGTGACAACCCCGATCTCGTGGATAATGAAGTCGAAGGCAGTTTATCGACAGCGTATCACATGGGATCGATGTGGGATGCAAGCATACAATCCCGTCAGATTCTACCGTGTAGACGAGGACATCTACATCCTTGGAAAACAGGCAAAGGGATTCAAGTGGAACAAGGATGCAGCAAAGTACCTGTCTGTATGGAGAATCCCACCAAACAGAAACATCTACGAACACAATGCAACCTTTCCTGAAGAGATAGTGAAGCGATGTGTGAGTGCCTTCACCGATGTTGGGGATGTTGTTCTTGATCCCTACAACGGAACAGGAACAACAACAAAAGTTGCTTCAGAAATGGCTAGGCATTACATCGGCATAGACATATCAGAGAAGTACAACAAGACGGCAAAGGAAAGAGTTCAGCACAACCTAAAAGGAGTCATGGAATGAGCAAGAACAATATGAGAACGATTGGCAAGTGGGTGTCCGTGCAGACCGAGGGTCTTGGCAAGGAAAAGAAAACCAAGTCAGGCATCATCTACAAGGAGAAGATCACAAACCCCAACATCTGGAGCAAGGTGGTCGGTGTGGGCGACAAGATCACCGAGGACATCAAGGTGGGAGATAAAGTCCTTTGGGATATCACCAAGGGTGGTGGACGAGGTTGGGGTGGTTGTGATATCATCCACCAAGACCACATTCTCGCAGTCGAGCGAGAGGAAGACTGATTGACCAAGTTCTACACCCATGTAGCCTCGAAGGGCGGCAAGATCCTTCATCGTGGTTGGGACGAGGATGGCACACGGATTCATGAGTCCGTTCCGTTCCGTCCCACGCTGTTTGTTCCGACAAGCAAGAAGGGGAGCAAGTGGAAGACCATCGACGGCAAGTCCGTTGATGAGATCGACTTCCCCAACATCTACGAGTCGAGAAAGTTCATGGATGAGTACAAGGGTGTGCAGGGCTACTCCATCTACGGGGACATTGATCCACAGTATCAGTACATCGCTGCGAACTACAAGGGCGAAGGCGAAGTCGAGTACAACCAAAAGCACATTCGGATCATGTACATCGACATCGAGACCGAGAGCGAAGACGGCTTCGCTTCCCCCGAGAATCCGACCGAGCGGGTCAACGCCATCACTATGACCATGTCTGACGGCAAGTGCATCAGCCTTGCCCTGCATCCGTTCAAGGTCAGCGGTGTGGAGTGCCGTACCTACGAGGACGATGAGCGGCGGTTGCTTGCCGACTTCGTTGAACTGTGGGAGACGCTCGACCCCGACATCGTGACGGGTTGGAATGTCAACCTGTTCGATATGCCCTACCTGTACAACCGAATCACCTCCATCCTTGGCAAGAAGATGGCACAGCGGCTGTCTCCGTGGGGCGAGGTGCGAGACCGCAAGGTCGTTGTGAAGGATCGGATCAACACGGCATTCGAGTTCGTTGGCGTGACCATCCTCGACTACCTCGACCTCTACAAGAAGTTCACCTTCGTGCAGCAGGAGACCTACAAGTTGGGTCACATCGCAGCAGTCGAGTTGGGCGAGGACAAGTTGTCCTACGAGGAGTTCGGCTCCCTGCGTGAGTTCTACAGCAAGGACTTTCAGAAGTTCATGGAATACAACATTCGAGATGTCCACCTCGTGGTCAAACTCGAATCCAAGTTGCGCCTCCTCGAACTCGCTTTCGGTCTGACCTATTCGGCACGGTCGAACTTCGGTGATGTGTTCTCACAGGTACGCATGTGGGACTCGATCATCTACAACTACCTCATGCGACATGGCGTGGTCATCCCGCCTCGCAGCCGTGAGGACAAGGACGAGCAGTTCGAGGGTGCTTATGTCAAGGAGCCACAGGTCGGTCAGCACAAGTGGGTCGTGTCGTTCGACCTTGACTCGCTGTACCCTCACCTGATCATGCAGTACAACATCAGCCCTGAGACCATCGTCTCCGAGCGACTCCCCGCCATCACGGTGGATGCCCTGATCAGCGGCAAGGATCCTGCCATGGAGCAGTTCCTCGCCATGAAGAAGGAGGAGGGGCTGTGTGTCGCCGCCAACGGCACCGTCTACCGCAAGGATGTCCGTGGGTTCCTAGCCGAACTCATGGAGACCATGTACGAGCAGCGCAAGCAGTTCAAGAAGCAGATGCTCGAAGCCAAGGCATACCTGAAGAACAACACGAACCTGACCCCCGAGCAGATCGACTCGAAGAAGCGGGAGATCTCGAAGTACGGCAACTTCCAACTTGTCCGTAAGGTGCAGTTGAACTCCGCTTACGGTGCCTTGGGCAACCAATACTGCCGCTACTACAACATCAACATGGCAGAAGCCATCACGGTGTCGGGTCAGTTGTCGGCTCGTTGGATCGAGAAGCAGTTGAACGACTTCCTGAACAAGACCTGTGAGACGAGCGGCGTGGACTATGTCATCGCATCGGACACCGACTCCGTCTATCTCCGCATGTCCGAGTTGGTGGACAAGATCTCCCCCAACAAGTCGCAGGAGAAGACCGTGCAGTTCATCGACAAGTCCTGCAAGGAGATCGTCCTGCCGTTCATCGCCAAGAAGTACGAGGAGTTGGCAAAGCGTATGAATGCATATGCCAACAAGATGTCCATGAAGCGGGAATCCATCGCAGCCAAGGGCATTTGGACTGCCAAGAAGCGGTACGCCCTGACCGTCCTCAAGGGCGAGGACGATGTCTACATGGAGAAGCCCGAACTGAAGATCACGGGCATGGAGATGGTCAAGTCCTCGACTCCTGCCATCGTCCGCAAGCGGCTCAAGGAAGCCATGGAGATCATCATGCTGAAGGACGAGTCAGACCTCCGTGCCTTCGTGCAGAAGTTCCGTGACGAGTTCTGCATGCTTCCCGCCGAGGACATCGCCTTCCCGAGAGGCTGCAACGGCTTGGACGAGTACGCCGACTACAGCGGCATCTACAAGAAGGGTACGCCGATTCAGGTCAAGGGCGCATTGATATTCAATCATTGGGTGCGTAAGAAGAAACTTGACCAACGCTACCCGCTGATCCGTGAGGGCGAGAAGGTCAAGTTCGTGTACCTACGCATGCCCAACCCCGTGCGTGAGAAGGTCATCTCGTTCATGACTACCATCCCAAACGAACTCGCACTCAAGGACTTCATCGACTACGAGACGCAGTTCGAGAAGGTGTTTACTGAACCCCTAACTACTATTGCTGAAGTGATTGGGTGGGAACTCGAAGAAATCAGCACATTGGAGGATCTGTTCGCATGAGTACGCAAGACACATTTATGAAGATCGTCACCGTAGGAGTCATCGTTAGCGTGGTTGGTCTCGCCTATTGGCACTTCATTGGTTGGTTCTGCAACACAATGACGGGGCGGGATCCGTTGCCCCCCGCTAACCTGAAGATCGTCAAGAAGAAGAAGACCACCAAGAAGGTGACCAAGAAGGTCTCCAAGAAGACCCGCTAAATATCGGCATGGAACGGTTCAACTCCTTCGCAACTACCAAGGTTCAGTACCCCCATGTGCATCTGTCTTTCGATGATCACTCGATCACCGATTGGTACACGGTGCGTGGTGTGCTGAAGTTCAAGAAGGCGAAAGCCGTCTTCTATGTGGACTCGTTCGATGAGTTGGACGATGACGATATCGATAGGCTTCGTGCTTTGCGTTCCGATGGTCATATCATCGGTTGCCACAGCGTGAGTCATGCTGATGCGATTGCATACTCCAAGAAGTATGGAATCGACAAGTACATCGAGGACGAAGTGATTCCCGCCATGGAGTCCATGGCAGCAGCGGGGTTCTCTCCCACTCACTTTGCCTTCCCGAACTCACACTTCGATGAGCCTCTGTATGAAGCGGTATCAAAACTGTTCTGCTATGTCAGACCAGGAAACGAAAGCCACTTCTACACCAAGAGCCGAATGTACATTCAGGGTGATCGCCTCAATCATCAGAATGAGACCTGTGAACATCGCATTCGCAAGGGTGAGATGGTCGGGGTCATCAAGGACATCACCGAACACCTGAAGGCAGACCACGGGATCAGTCTTGTGTTTCATGACATCCGCCGCATTGGTCAGCCGAAGCATGAAGGTACACAGGCAAGCAATACTGCCTTTATCACCGCAGAAGAGTTGGATACCGTTCTCGCAGCCGTGAATGCTGCGGGGGCTGTCTACGAAACCTTTGCTGAACATTGCAAAGTTGGCAAGGATCCGTTTGACAAGCCTGAAGGTCTAGTGTAGAATCCGTCCAAATAACCCCTTTCGTAATGGAGATATCATGAGTTTCTTGAAGAGCCTAGTGAAGAGCAGCGGCAACGAGTTTGCCCGCATCGTGACTGATGGAACCGAAGCCGATGTGTCGGGATTTGTTGACACAGGCTCCTACGCATTCAACGCCCTCGTGTCAGGCACTCTGACGGGCGGCATCGCCAACAACAAGATCCTCGGCATCGCAGGAGAGTCTGCCACGGGCAAGACTTACTTTGCGCTTGGCATCGCAGGACAGTTCCTTGCCGACCACGAGGACGGTGTGGTTCTCTACTTCGACAGCGAACAGGCTGTGACGAGCGACATGATCAAGTCCCGTGGTCTTGATCCGTCCAAGGTCGCCGTGTTCCCTGTTGCCACGGTCGAGAACTTCCGCTTTCAGTTGATTCAGATCCTTGACAACTTCGGTAAGTTGGACAAGAAGGATCAGAAGCCGATCATGGTGGTGCTTGACTCGCTCGGTATGTTGTCCACCTCGAAGGAGATGAACGACACCGCAGAGGGCAAGGAAGTCCGTGACATGACCCGTTCACAGGTCATCAAGGGAACCTTCCGTACCGTGACCCTCAAGTTGGGCAAATACAACATCCCGCTGATCGTGACCAACCACACCTACGATGTCGTGGGTGCGTATGTGCCGACCAAGGAGATGGGTGGTGGTAGCGGTCTCAAGTACTCCGCTTCGACCATCGTCTACCTGTCCAAGAAGAAGCACAAGGTCAACGATGAGGTTGTGGGCAACATCATTCATTGCAAGACCTACAAGAGCCGCCTGACCAAGGAGAACCGTCAGGTCGATGTCCTGCTCAACTACGATACGGGACTCGACCGCTACTACGGTCTCGTGGAACTTGGTCTCGCACAGGGAGTGTTCAAGAAGGTGTCGAACAAGATTCAGTTCCCTGACGGCACCTCCGCATTCGAGAGCCATATCAACAAGGATCCGCAGAAGTACTTCACCGAGTCTGTAATCAAGGCTTTGGATGAGGCTGCTGCCAAGGAGTTCAAGTACGGTGTCGGTGAGATCCCCGATGCCGAAGAGGAGACCGAAGAGTGAGCCGCCTAGTAGTCAAGATGCCAACCCGTGGCAGACCACAGAAGTTTGTGTCTGTCCTTGATCGGTACATCAACTTCTGCTCGGGGATGCAGGATGTGCAGTTCCTGATCTCCATGGATCATGATGATCCAACGATGAACAACCCCAACATGATCTCGCTGCTTACCCGTATGCAGAATCAGTTGGATGGTCGCATTCACTTCGCTTATGGCTCATCCAAGAGCAAGATCGAAGCATGCAACGCCAACATCGAGATGCTGCGCCGACTGAATCCCGACATCATTCTTCTCGCTTCTGACGATATGATTCCAATCGTCAGCGGCTACGATGACATCATCTGCAAGGACATGGGTAAGCACTTCCCCGATACGGATGGGGTGCTGCACTATGACGATGGATTCTCGGGCAAGGACAAGTTGATCACCTTGAGCATCCTTGGTCGCAAGTACTTCGAGCGTTTCGGGTACATCTACCATCCTGAGTATAAGAGTGTGTTCTCTGATGACGAGTTCACACAGGTTGCCCGTCTGATGAACAAGGTGGTCTATATCGACCGCTGCATCATTCAGCATCAATGGGTGGGCATTCCATATGTTCAGGCACAGCAGGGACAGATCGCTGCCGAACAGATTCGCAGAGATCCCGTACACGAGCGCAACGAGTCGCAGGAGATGTATGACCACGACCGTGGTGTCTATGAGCGTCACAAGGCAAGCAACTTCGGTATCGCTGTGAAGGAGGAAGCCCATGCGTCCATGGCGACCAACTCATAAGTTGTCGATTCTTGTACCATCACTCAACAGCCGTAAGGACAAGTTGCAGCAGTTGATGGCTATGCTTCAGCCACAGAAGCGAGACAATGTGGAGATCATCGTCCTTGGTGATGATGGTCAGATGTCCATTGGGCAGAAGCGGAATATGCTTCTCATGCAGTCGCATGGTGAGTATGTTTCCTTTGTCGATGACGATGACATGGTTCCCAACGACTATGTGGATCGCATCGTGAATGCACTAGCCAAGCACAACCCCGACTGCACCTCTCTGACGGGGCGCATCGTGTTCTCGGATGGCTACAGCCGCCCGTTCGTCCATTCCCTGCGGTATGACCGTTGGATCGATGACCACGACAACAAGGTCTACTACCGTCCACCCAATCACCTGAACGCAGTTCGTCGTGACCTAGCGGTTAAGGTTGGATTCCCTCAAGTAAACCTCGGAGAAGATCGGCACTTCTCCGTCAACATTCGTCCACTCCTCAAGAAGGAAGCATGGATTGATGGTGAACTCTATGAGTATCGTTGCCGTAACACATTTGAACAGACCCACAACAATCAGGTGAAGCGATGAAAGTATGCGTAACAGGCGGTGCAGGATACATTGGTTCCCATCTCGTCTCTGTCCTTGCATTTCAGGGACATGAGGTGGTGGTCGTTGACAACTTGGAGAATGGCAATCGTATCCACCCGAAGTGCCAGTTCTTCTCCCATGACATTCGTGAGATCAACGACATCGAAGATCGGTTGCAGGGAACCGAAGTGTTCTTTCATCTAGCCGCAGACAAGCGGGCAGCATCCGAGGAGTACTACGAGATGGTCTCCGCTAATGTGGCGGGCACCGCTGCCGTCCTAGAGACCGCAAAGAAGGTCGGCGCACGGCGCATGGTTTTCTCTTCGTCCTGTGCCGTCTACACCAAGGGGATGTATGACCGTGGCATCGTCTCCGAATCAGCCGCCGATGCCGAGCGGGGTACGCAGCAGAATGTCTATGGCTTGAGCAAGTTGCTCTGCGAGGATCTCTGCAAGTTCATGTCTGATGACAAGTTCTCATGCATCAACCTACGATACTTCAATGTATGGGGTGGGCAATACTTGGATTCGGCACCCGTCCACAAGTCCGTGATTGAGATCTTTGCCGACAAGAAGCGCAAGGGTGAACCCATCATGATCTATGGAGACGGTGGTACGGTTCGTGACTTCGTCCATGTCAACGATGTCGTAAAGGCAAACCTGTTGGCTGTGGATCACGCCCCACGCACGGGTGCGACCACCTTCAACATCTGCAACAACAAGGCAACCACGGTTCTAGACATTGCCAAGAAGGTCTGTGGAGAGGACTACCCGATGGAATACAAGCCTATGCGGGGAAACGAACTCCCGTGGTGCGTGGGGTCAAACGCCCTTGCAGCCTCGGAACTCGGATGGGTTCCAGATCACAGCATCGATGAGTTGACACCCGATTCTTATTGAACTGAAGGTTTCCATGTACGACTATCTCATTGTGGGGTCGGGTCTATTCGGCTCCATCTTCGCTCGTCAGATGACTGATAGAGGGGCGAAGTGCCTTGTCATCGACAAGAGAAACCATATCGGAGGCAACTGCTATACCAAGGATGTTGGGGGTATTCATGTTCATGAGTACGGACCACACATCTTTCATACGAGCAGCGACCGTGTGTGGGAATACATGAATCGGTGGACGAAGTTCAATCACTTCGTCTATCGCCCAAAGGTTTCAAACAAGGGACAGGTCTATTCCTTTCCGATCAACCTGTTCACTCTGTATCAACTGTGGGGCGTGAGCAATCCTGCCGATGCAAAGCGTAAGTTGGACGAGGTCAAGGTAAAGATCGAGAACCCCTCGAACCTTGAGGAGTGGATCCTGTCACAGGTTGGTGAGGAGATCTATCACAAGTTCGTCTATGGCTACACCAAGAAGCAATGGGGACGAGACCCCAAGGAACTGCCCGCTTCGATCATCAAGCGTCTGCCCATTCGCCTGACCTTCGATGACAACTACTTCGAGGACAAGTATCAGGGCATCCCTATTGGTGGCTACACCGCCATATTTGAGAAGTGGCTCGATGGTATTCCTGTCGAGACGGGCGTTGACTATCTCAAAGAAAAGGATCGCTTCGATGCCATGGCAAAGCGTGTGGTCTACACAGGACCAATCGATGAGTTCTTTGGCTGTGACCTTGGGAGACTCGAATGGAGAAGCCTACGCTTCGACCATGAGATCCTGACGGGAGACTTTCAAGGCAACGCTGCTTTCAACTACACGGATGAGTCGGTTCCATACACTCGCATCTGCGAACACAAGCATTTCGAGTTCGGCAAGCAGGAGCATACCGTCATCACCAAGGAGTATCCGCAGAGTTGGGATCCTTCTCGTGAGAAGTTCTATCCCCTGAATGATGAAGAAAACAATGCTCTCTACGCAAGATACAAGGAGAGGGTTGACAGCAACCGATACATACTTGGTGGTCGTTTGGCAGACTACAAGTACTACGATATGCACCAAGTAGTCGGATCAGCACTCGTGAGATCCGATAAGGAAACATCATAATGAAGATCGTGATTGCGAATCAATTCAAGAACGAAGGAAAGCGTCTCCGTGAGTGGCTTGAGTACTACCGTGATCGTGGGATCACCGACTTCGTGTTGGTGAATGACCACTCGACTGACAACTCGATTGAAGTCATCAATAGCGTTGCGGGCGTGAATGTCACGGTGATGGACTCGCCGTTCAACAACCTTCAATTCAACAACTCGAAGGACACCGAACACTACAAGGGCAACATCGCTCTTGCGGAAACTATCTCCACCAACTTTAGAAGAGTGCATCAATTCGTGTTGCAGAAGTATGGTCGTGAGACTATCCTTGGCTTCTTCGATGTTGACGAATACCTTGTGGGCAAGAGCAAGGACTTGGCAACAATCATCAATGACACGGCTTCGCAGTATCTCGTGTCTTCTGTATGCTCCTTTGAGATCGACTCGGATACCATTGATCTTGATTCGGATGTTCCGTTCATCAAGCAGACAACGAGATCCACATCCACTAGCAGCAGATATAGATGCACTAGAAGATCAACCGTAAAGTCATTTGCGAATCTGAATAGAAAGGATTCCGACTTGATCTTCTCGGTTCCGATGCATGCGTTTGGTGAGTCGATTCATTGTTGTGGTGTGCCGTCCAAGAGATTGGGATTTGATGCCAAAGGCAATCCTGAATATGGTCACTATGTCTCACAGCCAATGAACGATACCGATGAGTGCATCACCGATGGAAGACTGTGCTTGGTTGCTCCGAAGACCATGAAGATGCTTCACTATCGGAAGCCTTCGTATGACCATGCGGTCAACAAGCCACTTTTCGACACCGACCACACAATCGTTTAAACGGAGCCTATACTATGAAGGTCATCTCATTTGGTCTATGGGGAAGCGATCCCCGATACATCGATGGAGCAGAGACGAATGTCTTGCTAGCACGGAGGTTCTATCCCGGTTGGCAACTGTGGTTCTTTGCCGATCAGACCGTACCAGCCGACACCTTGAACATCCTTGCCCGTCAGCCTGACTGCCGAGTCATGATTGCCGACAGCACCAAGGAGCGGCAGCATCGTCTGTTCTGGCGGTTCTGGGCTGCGTCCTACCCCGAGGTGGACATCATGCTCATCCGTGATACCGACTCTCGTATCGGTCAGCGTGAGCAGTTGGCTGTGCAGGATTGGCTCACCAACCACAATACGGGCTTTCACATCATGCGAGACAGCCCGCAGCACAGCGTCCCCATGTGCGGGGGTATGTGGGGTTGTAGAGCAGAACGCCTACGCAACATTCGGCAACTGATCAATCAATACTACGATAACGGTCGTGATAAGGATGTTCGTTTCGGTGTGGATCAGGACTTCCTGATGGAGGTAGTCTGGCCTTTCTATGCCCAACACGATTGCACCGAGCATGATGAGTTCTTCGCCAAGAAGCCATTTCCATACATCCCTCGTCAAGAGAAGTATTATGTGGGTCGGGCATTTGGAACCACTTGCCCCGACTTCGCACAGCACACCAAGAAACTACCGAGATAAATCATGAAATCAGATAAGATCATCTTCACTTGCTCCGAACAGTTCAGCCCCTTCTGGAACTTGCAGTCACAGATTTGGAAGACCAAGATGGGTATCGAGCCTGTCCTCCTGCTATTTGGTAAGAAGGAGAACACGAATGTCTCCGAGGAGTTCGGCAAGGTACATGAGATGGAGACTGATAGCAGCGTTCCTGCGATTCTTCAGGTGACCATGTCGAAGTTCATCTTCCCGTCAGTCGAACCCGAGACCACATGGATGATCGGGGACATCGACATGCTCCCGCTACAGACAAACTACTTCACCAAGCGAATCGAAAGCATTCCGAGTGATGACAATGTATATGCTCATCTGAACTTCTGTGGCATCTCGCAGAGCATGAGAGTGGATCCAAGAGTGTTCTTTCAGAAGGGCGGTCAGACCACGGGTGGTGTGAACCTACCGGGACATTACCACATTGCCAAGGGTAAGGTATACGGCAACCTGTTTGCACAGAATCGAACCATTGTTGATGTTGTTCGTTCTATGGTCGATTCGAAGCGATATGGAATGTTTGATCCTGCCGTACAGAAGTACATCGGGCTTGACCCGACCATGCACGGTAGCCATTGGTGTGCCGAGGAGGACTACACGAGCGAGATTCTCGCCGTCAAGGCAAGGAACAACGAGATCAACTTCCAAGGCATATGCTACGACAACCGCAACGAGCGAGTTGACCGTGCTGTGTGGAATCCAAAGACGAGGTCGTATGCATTCGATCCCAATCGTTTGATCGAAGGTCAATATGTTGACATCCATTGCCACCGTCCCTATCATGAGCAGGAAGATGCCCTGAAGACCATCCTCAAGATGGCTAACATGATCTGATAGAGGTCACCAATGAAGATCGACAAGATCGTCTTTTCGTCAACTGAACCATACAGCGACTACTGGAATCTGCAAGCAGAGGTTTGGAGCAACATGGGCATCGAGCCTGTGTTGTTGCTTTGGGGCAAGAAGGAGAACACCAAGGCAACCGAGAAGCATGGGCGCATCGTGGAGATGGAGTATTCTCCCGATGCAATCAAGTCCTTGCAGATGACCTTGAGCAAGTTCTACTACACGCAGACAGAGCCTGAAGCGACTTGGCTCACGGGAGACATCGACCTGTATCCCCTTCAGCGGAAATGGTTCACCGAAACAGTCAAGGACATTCCTGATGACTGCTATGCTCACTTGTCCGCTACTGCTCTGACATCCAAGAAGGGCAACATCAGTTGGCACACCCATGGTGGGTTCGTTGGTGGTGGTCAAGACTTGGTTGCTTACTTCCACGCTGCGAAGGGCAAAGTGTTCAACGATGTCTACAAATTCGATGGTATCTCGCTGACCGACTATGTCAACAAGATCGTGGCAACAGGTAAGTACGGCAGACACATTCCTGAAGAGTGCAAGACGATGTCCCCAAAGGAGATTGCCGCTTTCACAGGAAGCCTGTCCAAGGATCACACGAATCAGCCATATTGGTGTGCAGACGAAAACTACACATCAGATGTCTTGTGGGAGGCTGCAAAGAACGGTTTGGTCAAGTGGAAGGGTGTGTTCTATGACTTGATCAATTGGGAAAACCCATATCAATCGAACCGCATCGACCGCCACTTTTGGCACGGCGGAAACTACCAAGGCGTTGACTTGGCTCGATTGAAGAACAATGGATACACAGACATCCATTGCTCCACCCCATTTGCGCCACAGGAAAACGATCTGACCGACATTCTCCGTTTGGCAGGGATGATCAAGCGATGAATCTGATTTGCGTATCTGGCAGTTCGGGTGTGGGCAAGACCACACTCACGAAGTTGATCGAGAGTGTCATTGGCTCCGACAACGCTGTCTGCTTGAGTGGTGATGATCTCCATCTTTGGGAACGCAACGATCCCATGTGGAACACATACACACACCTCAACCCAAAGGCTAACGATCTCGAAACAGGTCATGCCCACATCGATGCATTGAAGAGCGGTGAGGCGATCACTCGTAGGCACTACAATCACGACACAGGCAAGTTCGATCCTCCAATCACCATCGAACCAAAGCCTTATGTCATTTACGAGGGTCTCCATGCCCTGTATTACGCCGATACATCTGCCATCTGTATCTTTGTTGACACGGATGATGCCCTGAAGACCGAGTGGAAGGTCAAACGGGACACCAAGAAGCGTGGCTACACCGAGTCACAGGTGATGGACACCATGCGGCGCAGGAAGCAGGACGAGGATCTGTACATCACTCCACAGCGTAACTCCGCAGACATCGTGGTCAAGTTCACCAAGGATAGAGGCGGCTCCATCTCGTTGGAGTATGTCAACATCACCAACAAGGGTTGGGATCTCATGTCCAAGGTAAAGGATTTCTATGATTCCCTGAACGAGTTCATGGGCATCTGCAAGTCCCTCTCGCTCGATCCCTCGCTCACGCAGGGGCGTGGGGGCAATGTGTCCGTGAAGTCAAAGAGTGGGTTGATCGTCAAGGCATCGGGAGCAAAGATGGCTGACATCAATCTGCACCACGGATTCTGTGTGTGCCGTACTGATGGCTATATGCCCATGTTCACCACCGAGGAAGAGTACAACGACTACATTGGTGGATCGAAGAAGGTTGGTGTCGGTAGACCTTCGATGGAGACGGGCTTCCATGTCGCCATGAAGGATCGAGTCATTGTTCACACCCATCCCATCCATCTGAATGCTCTCCTTTGCAGCAAGGAGGCACGGGCGATTCTCAAGGGACTCTTCCAAGACCTGTCATATGAATTCGTAGAGTACACCGTGCCTGGTATGGAACTCGTGAACCGCATTCGTGATAGCAAGGGCATCCTGTTCCTAGAGAACCATGGACTCATCGTCGGTGCAGATACCGCAGAGGAAGCCATGAGCATCACCGAGGAGATCAACAACAAGTGCAAGCGATGGCTAGGTAATCATGTAGAGTCTTTCGTGGACTTCGATGAGAACGATACTGAAACGAATCTCCCGCTGTTCCCCGATGCAGCCGTGCTGCCCGAAGAGATGTCTCCAACCAACAACTACATACTACGGTTGATGACGGGGGCTTGCCTGACTCCGAAGTTCCTTGACGAGTCGCAAGTCAAGCACCTCAATGACATGACATCCGAGAAATACAGGAAGGCTATACCATGAAGATCGTGATTCCGATGGCAGGGACGGGCAATCGTTTCGTTGAGAAGGGTTACGCTGACCCCAAGCCGCTCATCAAGGTGAACGGCAAGCGCATCATCGAATACATCCTAGACATGTTCGACCGCAAGAAGGACGAGTTCGTCTTCATCTGCAATGATGTGCATTTGAAGACCACCGACATGGAGAAGATCCTCAAGGAACTCGTGCCGAATGCCAAGATCGTCTCGATGCCGCAGCACAAGTTGGGTCCGGTCTATACGGTCAAGACTGTCTATGACTTGATCGAAGACAACGAGGAGGTCATCATCTCCTACTGCGACAACCCGCACCTGTGGGATCGCAAGGACTTCGAGAAGGCGATGAAGAAGGGCAAGTTCGATGGATGCGTCCTCACGCACACGGGCTTCCACCCACACACGCTGGCGCACACGAAGATGGCGTTCGTCAAGGGTGAGAACGGTGTCCTTGAGGAGATCAAGGAGAAGGCTTGCTACACGGACAACCCGCTGAATGAGCATGCGTCCACGGGCGTGTACTACTTCAAGAAGGGTTCGTACATCAAGAAGTACTTTGAGCAAGCCATGAAGGAAAACATTCAGTACAACGGTGAGTACTATGTGACACTCGTGTACAACCTTCTTGTGAAGGATGGTCTCAAGGTCGGTTACTACGATACTCCGTTCGTCACCGTCTTCGGCACCCCCGAGGAGGTCGAGAACTTCGAGTCTTGGGCAAAGATCCTCAAGGGTGGGCAAGCCTCGCACCCGCTCCATGCAGCGGCTTGCTTCGAGTACTGGAGCGAATACCACAAGTTGACATCATGATCTACATTTCTCACCGTGGCAATCTGAACGGGATCAATCACTCCCGTGAGAACTCGCCAACCTATATCGATGAGTGCATCAACAAGGGGTTTCATTGCGAGATCGATCTTCGCATGAAGGACGGCGTTCCTCATTTGGGGCACGACACGGCAGACTACCCCGTCACGATCTCGTGGCTACAGGATCGTTGCATGTGGCTGTGGATCCATGTCAAGGAGTACGAGGCTCTGATGTGGCTGATGAAGACCATGCCGTGGGCGAACTACTTCTGCCATGAGTCCGATAAGTACACCCTCGTTAGCAATGGTATGGTTTGGTGTCACGACCTGACAAACGAAATGAATGCAAACTGTGTGATCCCGCTTTTGTCGAAGGAATCTGTCGATTCCTATGGACAGACGGGCTTCGGTGCGGTATGCTCCGACTTCATCTACGACTGCGTAGCCAAGTTCAACAAGGACAATTCATGAGCAATGTGAAACTCACCATCGGCATCCCAACGATTCCGAATCGAAACCGCAGATACCTCGAACCCCTGTTCTCCAAACTCATGGGACAGGTCGGCAACGAAAAGGATGTTGAGATCATCGCCCTGATGGACAACAAGATGATGTCTATCGGACGCAAGAAGACCCTGCTCTTCAGCATGGCTAGCGGCAAGTATGCATGCCTGATTGACGATGATGACGATGTGACCGATGACTTCGTGGCTACACTTCGTTCCGTGATCAACGATCAGTTGGATGTCGATGTCATTTGCTATGATCAGGAAGCGGACATCAACGGGAAGAAGTGGCTCGTCAAGTCCAACCTGAACCACAATCGCAAGCATCCGTTTGATCAGTTGCAAGTCGATCAGCATGGCAACCCTGTGCCCTGCAAGCGTCCCCCGTGGCAATGGTGTGCTTGGAAGACCTCGTTCATCAAGAACATCCCGTTCGGTGACTCGAACTGGGCAGAGGACGCAGCGTTCACCCTAGCCGCCGTAGAAGCAGCCAAGAGCCAACTCGTCCTCGACAAGGTGCTATGCAAGTACCGCTACTCACCTTCCGTGTCCGAGGCTCCGCAGCAGAACATTACACCCAATCAAATGAATCGAGTCCAACTCTAAAGGAACATCATGGAACACATCTATCAGAATCCGAACTTCGGTGAGAACTGGTTTACCTATCCCAAACTGTACTCTTGGTTTGTTCAGAACCTATCCAACGGCTCGAAGATCGTTGAGGTCGGTTCATGGAAGGGCAAGAGTGTTGCATACCTTGGGGTTGAGATCGTCAACTCTGGCAAGGACATCAAGGTCGATGCCGTGGACACTTGGATGGGTTCTCCCGAGTCTCCCGATCACCTAAAGGATGTCTATGTCAGGACGAATACTCTCTATTCGCTGTTCCTTGCCAACATCGCTCCTTTGTCTCATGTGATCAAGCCGATTCGCATGGCATCGGTTGATGCTGCCAAACTCTACGAAGACAATTCTCTCGATGCGGTGTTCATCGATGCGGGTCATACCTATGATGCCGTAAAGGCAGATATCGCTGCTTGGCTTCCCAAGGTCAAGGTGGGCGGCATCCTTGCGGGTCATGACTACGCATGGAGCGATGATGTTCGGCGGGCAGTTGATGAATCGATTGCCCCCATCGATGAGACCGAGGGCTGCTTCGTCTTCAAGAAGGTTCAGTAAGTACTTGACTTCCCCAGGTTTTGGTGGTAAGATCTATCCAAATGTCCACCGACAAAATTGAACTCGTTGTACTGCGTAACTTGCTGTACAACGCCGAGTACACCCGCCGTGTCCTTCCCTTCCTCAAGGAGGACTACTTTCACGACCCGTGCGAACGGCGGCTTTTCAAGACCGTTGAAGACTTCATTCAGAAGTATTCATCGTCACCAACATCGGAAGCCCTGAACATCATCCTGTCCGAGCAGGATGGTGTCTCACAGGGTGAGTATGATAGTTGTGCCAAACTGATCGAAGCGTTGTCTTCAAGCAAGGACATCGAAAACGAACCCGAGTGGCTGATTGAGCAGACCGAGAAGTTCTGCAAGGACAAGGCGGTCTACAACGCC